CATAATTGTTCAAATTTTTGTTCAACAATTGTATTATCAATTTCCCAAGCCATATGTTCATATCTTTTAGATAAACCAAATTCAACTGCAGTACCTCTATGCATAGATGCACTACCTATATCTCTTATATTAAATAATTTATCTGCAATAAACTTTGCTGGGTCTTGTATCCAAGTATTTATTGAACTGTGAGATAGATGATTTATTCCATGTATCTCAAAGGGATTATTTCTATTCATTTTTACCTCATTCTTCGTTCTTCATTAATATTGATAATATGGATTTATTTTCTTTAGTCAACACTTAATGTGTTTACAATTTATTTTTTTTGTTATACAAATAAGTATGACATTAAAAGAATACATACGAAAAAACGGTTATAATTATAAAAGTTTTGCACGAGAATTTGGCACACATTATAGAAATGTTGAGTCATGGGCAAAAGGCGATAGATTGCCAAGATGGAAAGATGCAGAAAGAATTTTTATATTTACAGATAATCAAGTAACAGGAAGTGATTTGTATGCCGAACAAATATCACGCCAAAAAACAATATTACAAAGGAATGAGGTTTGATTCTAAAAAAGAATTTCAAAGATATTTAATATTAGAAAAGATGGAAAAACAAAGAATGATTTTTAATTTAGAAATACACCCACAATTCCCTTTAATTGTAAATGGCACAAAAATAGGAAGATATACTGCCGATTTTAAATATAAAACTAGAAAAGGTGAAACCATTATTGAAGATGTAAAATCAAAGATAACTAAAACACGAGATTATATTTTAAGAAAGAAAATATTATCAACATATAATCCACCTATTATTATTACGGAGATATTATGAGTTGGTCTGCATTAGATTGGGCATCTAAACAAAAGACAGGTTCGGGAAATCTAAAATTAGTTTTGATTACATTAGCTAATTTTTGTGATGATGAAAATAAATGTTTTCCAAGTTTTAAAACATTAATGAAAATTACAGAATTAAGTCGTTCAACAATAATTAGATGTATAAAAACATTAAAAGAAAAACAATTTATAATTGTAAAAGATAGATATGAAAATTATTTGAATGATACACAAAGACAAACCTCAAATATGTATTATTTACAGGTAGGGTATCAGACGGACACCCATCAGTATCAGAATGACACTCACGAGAGTATCACACCGAAACTCCATATAACCAATAATAATAAACATATTATATACACAGATGATTTTAATGAATGGTGGAACCTTTATCCTAGAAAAGATGGTTCAAAGAAAAAGGCATTTGATTTATTTGAAAAGATAACCGACAAGATTTTAAATTTTGATGAATTATATAGTTTTACTGTCAAATATAAACAAAGTGTAAAAGATAAAGACCAAAAATTTATACCACATGCTACAACATGGTTAAATCAAAGAAGATGGGAAACAGTTGACGAAAAAACAAAAATAAATTTAAATCAATTAGTAGGTTAGTTATGGGAGAAAACAATCATGAATATACACGAAAAATTAATTCAAGAAGGCATAAGGGTTAATTCACAACAAGAACAACAAAAAGTTATTTGTCCTAAATGCTCACATTTAAGAAATAAAAATAGAACTGAGCCTTGTTTATCAGTTAATCTGCAAAGAGATATTGCAATGTGGCATTGCCATCATTGTGATTGGAAAGGTGCAGTACATGATAACATTATACAACCAAATCAATTTTCAAAATTTAAACCAAAAAAAGAAAATGTAATGCCATTTGTTCCAAAAAAACAAACATTATCAGATGAAGCATATAATTGGTTAATAAAAAGACAAATAGACCCTACAGTTATAACAGAAATGAAATTGTATTCTCATAATGAGAAACTTTGTTTTCCATATTATCTTGATGGTAAAATTGTAAATATAAAACATAGAAGTAAAGATAAACGTTTTCATCAAGAAAAAGATGCAATGAAATGTTTATATAATGTTGATAATCTAAAAAAGGTTTGGCAAGAAAACCCTGATGCAAAAAAGAGAGTTATATTTGTTGAGGGAGAAATGGACGTCCTTTCTCTCATGCAAATAGGCATTAATGATGTTGTGTCATTACCAGATGGTGCACCGAAAACACCAAAGTTTGATATGAAAGATAAAAGATTCACTGCTTTTGAACCTACTGAATGGATATGGAATGCTGAAGAAGTAATCCTTGCCACAGATAATGATGATGCAGGAAAGGCTCTTAGACTTGAGTTGATTCATAGATTTGGTCGTGATGTCTGTAAAGTTGTAAAATTTCCTACATATAAGGATATGACAACAGATGAAGAAAAGCAAATCAAAGATGCCAATGAATGTCTTATAATATATGGAGAAGATGTATTAAAAACATCAATAGAAAATGCAAAAGAATTTCCAATACAAGATTTACATTCTGCTATTGAATATCGTGACCAAGTACAGAATATGTATGATGGTAATGTACAAAGAGCCATATCAACAGGTTTTGAAAAATTAGATGAAATATATAAAATTATGCCAAGTACATTTAATCTTATTACAGGCATACCAAATCATGGCAAAAGTAATTTTCTTGACCAAATATTAATGAATTTAGCAGAACAACAGGGTTGGAGATTTTTGTTATATTCGCCTGAACATTCAACACCAAATCATATTAGAAGATTATTAGAAAAAAGGTGTAAAAAGCCATTTGATATAGGTGTTTATGAAAGAATGACACAGGAACAATTAAATGCTGGTATTGATTTTTTAAATACACATTTTAAATTTCTTGAAGCAAAAGATGATATACCAACTATAGATTATATATTATCAAAAGCAAAAGCATCTAAACAAAGATATGGTATTAAAGGTCTTATAATTGACCCATTTAATCAAATCAGTGCAGATAGAGATGCAAATAAAAGAGAAGATGAACACATAAGAGATATAATAGCAAAATGCCAACAATTTGCTAGAAATCATGAAATAATAGTGTTTATGGTCGCACACCCACATAAATTACACCGAAATGATGCAGGAGTAATACCACCACCTGATTTATATCAAGTTAGTGGTTCTGCACATTGGGCAAATATGGCAGATGTAGGTTTAGTTATTCATAGAGATTTTGAAGATAATACAACAAAAATAATAACTAAAAAAATAAGAGAGCAAGGTGTTTATGGTGAAATAGGACAAAGAGAATTCTTTTTTAATTTTAGAACGAGATGTTATGAACAAAATTGATTTCCTTGATAATAATTTAACAAAAGAACAACAAGAAATAATGGACGAGGCTTATGAAGCATTGATGTCTGAGGTAAAAGTGCTTGATTTAAGATTATATGAAAAATTAAGAGCAAATGAACTAACTATAGCTGATGTTTATAAATTAAGACACAGTAAAGAACAAAAGAGAATGACAAGGATTATAGATGACCAATATACTTTATTATGAGATTTTTTAAATGTTCTCAATGTTTGTAATGACTTGTATTATTTGGATAGAAGGTAGTCGTTATGATGGTGGAGAAGCAAAATGTGGTATACATCAACCAAAATTATATTTTGATACATATAAAAATTGCAAAGAAAATATAAAAAGTTATGAAGAATATGTTATAAAAAGTATATATGACCAATTTGAGCCACCACAAGATATTATAATAAATACAATGTGTTACAAAGAAAATGGAGAAAATAGATGAACATTGATATGCAAGTAAAAATGCGACCTATTAATGAATTAATACCATTTGAGAAAAACCCAAGAAAAAATCAAAAGGTAGGAAAAATTGCACAATCAATAAAAGAATATGGGTTTACACAACCAATTGTTGTAGATGAAGAAGATGTTGTAATTATTGGTCATACAAGATTAATGGCATCAAAAGAATTAGGATTAAAAAAAGTTCCAGTTGTTACACAAAAATTAAATGATGAACAAATAAAAGCATTAAGAATTGCTGATAATAGATTGAATGAAGATTCAGAATGGGATTATTTCTTATTAGGAGATGAATTGAAAGAATTATTAGATTTACAATTTGATTTAGAGTTAACAGGTTTTGAGAAAACAGAATTAGAAAATTTATTAGATTTTGATACAGAAAATGAAGATTTAGAATTTAATGATTTAGTAGTAGAACAAGACAAATATTCAAAATCAATTGTCTTTTCATGGGAAGATTTAGATAAATATCAACATATTATGGCAATGTTAAACAAATATATAGATGACAATTCAAGTGTTTCTACAAATGAAGAAGCATTAGAAAGATTATTAAATCTGAATCAAGGAATGTAATATGATTATTTTTGTTAACCCTATGTGGTCAGTACAAACAATCAATTCAGATAGTAATTATGTCTTTCTTTCTTCTGTAATTACAAAATTCAATGAGAAATATCCTGAATATTCTTTTTTAATGCCTTTTCCTGCATCAAAGGGTTTTAGATATTATGATGATGGCTTTTTTAAATTACCAAATATATTAAGAATACCACAAAATATACCACAGGGTAAAAAACAAAATAATATCCATTTTGATACATTTATAATTAAAAAAATATATGATACATATGGACCATACCTGATTTGGAACCAAATACCTGAATTAGCACCACAATTAAAATATTTTATGGCAAATTTTCATATGGTTCCCACTGTGATTAATCAACATCATTATATATTACATGAAAGTTTACCATATCCATTAGAACCTAATTTACATTTTGTATTCATGCAATTATGTGGAGATTATTGTGCTGATGTAAATTTATTCAATTCTGACCATTGTTGGAATATGACATTAGATAACATAAGAGAATATTTACCTAATTTAGAAAAAAAGATTAGTGAAAAAAGGAAAGTATTAAAATTTGGTTTCTTTGATAAAAATTATAAATATAAAAATACAGAAAAATATGAAAAATTTACATTCATATTCAATCATAGATTTCAAGATTATAAAAATTGGAGAACTACATTTGAAATATTTGACCAACTATATGCAGAAAAACATGAATTTAATGTATTAGTTACTAAGGCAGGAGGAGATAGAATTAATATTATTAATGAAAAGCCTTATGTAAAAGTAAAAGATTTACCTACAAAACAATTATATCTTGAAGAAATACCTAAATGTCATGCAAATACTTTCAATTCACAACATGAAACATTTTGTATATCTATATTAGAAAGTATGTTTTATGGATTATCTACAATAGTACCTAATAGAACAACAATGCCTGAATTATTAGGCAAAGATAATTGGCAACTATTTAATACTGAAAATGAACAGAAAGAAAAATTAATTCATCTTATTAATAACAAAGATGTAAATGAAAAATATGGTAAACAGAATCAAGAAAGAGCCAAAACATTCAATGTTGATGATTATGTTGATAAATTACATGAGTTATTTCAATCACAAATAAGAAAAACTGTATTTACAGGTATGAAAGACCATAATAAACAAGGTTTTTTAAAAGTAATAAACAATAGAAGTCAATTAGAATTACATGACGTTGAAAAGATGATAAGAGATTGTGGTTTAAGTAAGACACAATCAATGCCAATGTTTAAGGCTAATCTTGCATTATATGAACTAGGCTATAGACAAAAGTTTAATAAGAACAAGGCATTTTGGTTGAAAATCAAATAATTTTCGTGGTATATAAAAAAAATGAAAGATTTTATAGGTAGAACAGAATGTTCAGAAGATATTGTAAAGGGTTTAATAGAATTCTTTTGCGATAATGAAAAACATCATAAAAAAGGTATTACAGGAAAAGCAATCGGTAAAGATTTTGAATTTGCTGTTCATGAACAAGTCAAAGAATCAATAGATTTAACTTGTGATTTACACCAATTACATCAATATGATGTTTGGAAAGATTATAAAAAACATCTGTATGAATCATTAAATAAATATGTAGACCATTTTACTCAGTTAAAAGAAATGAATAATTTTGATATTATAGAGCCTATAAATATACAACATTATCCAATAGGTGGTGGTTACAAAATGGAACATTGTGAAAGAGGTGGTGGCTTTGATTTAACTATAAAAAGAGTTTTGGTATTTATGACATATCTGAATGATGTTGAAGATGGTGGCACACATTTTAAATATTTTAATCATACAGAAAAAGCAACAAGAGGAAAAACAATAATATGGCCTGCTGATTGGACACACACACATTGTGGACAAATATCTAATACAAAACCTAAAATAATAAGCACTGGTTGGTTTAGTCATTTATGGGATTTTTAAAATGAATGAGATTAAAAAAATAAAACCAACGAAAAAGAATAAAGTAGGAAGACCTAAAACAGAATTAGATTTAATTGAATTAGAAAAGGTTTGTAGATTAAATTGTACAATGCCTGAGATAGCATATTATTTTGATATACCATTAAGAACATTAGAGGATAAATATACAAATGATGCAGATGTAAGAACAACAATACAAAAAGGTCGTGCTCAAGGTATGTTATCATTAAGAAGAAAACAGATACAGATAATGAATGATACCAATTCAACACCAATGGCTATTTGGCTTGGTAAACAAATATTAGGGCAAACAGATAGACACGAAATAACTCAAGACATCAACATAGAAGAAAGAAAGGTGCTAGATATTAGCAAATTGTCAGATGATGACCTCAACACCATTGAACGAGTGCTTAAACATGCTGTCGTTGAATCAAGTGAGAGCCGAGAAGATGCGAAGGTCCCTCAAATTGTTCATCAAGGAAGCATGGTCAACAATAGAGCCAAATAGATTATACAATGATAATTGGCACATAGATGCAATATCAGACCATCTACAAGCAATCGTAAATGGTGATATAAAAAGATTAATTATAAATATACCACCAAGACATATGAAATCTATCTCTGTATCTGTAGCATTACCTGCATGGACATGGACAATTGACCCTACAAAAAAGTTTTTATTTGCAAGTTATGCCTTGTCTTTATCAATAAGAGATAGTGTTAAATGCAGAAGATTAATAGAAAGTGATTGGTACAAAGAATATTTTGGTGGAACATTTAGTCTTACAACCGACCAAAATCAGAAACAAAGATTTGAAAATGACCAAACAGGTCAAAGAATAGCCACATCAGTTGATGGTGCATTAACAGGAGAAGGTGGAGATATTATTCTCATAGATGACCCACACAATGTAAGAGAAGCAGAATCAGGCATTGTAAGGCAAGGTGTATTAGATTGGTGGGACCAAGCCATGCAAACACGATTAAATGACCCTAAAAATGGTGCATTTATAATTATAATGCAAAGAGTACATGAAAATGATTTAACAGGTCATATTTTAGCAAATGAATATAAAGATTGGGACCATTTATGTTTACCAGCAAGATATGAACAAAACCACCCTACACCAGTTAAATCAACTTTGGGTTTTATAGACCCAAGAAAAAAAGAAGGTGAATTATTGTGGAAAGAAAGAATAGATGAATCAACATTAAAAAATTTAGAAAAGAGTTTAGGCTCATATGGTGCATCAGGTCAATTACAACAAAGACCAATGCCAAAAGGTGGCGGTATTCTCAAAGCTGAATGGTGGTCAGAATGGTTAGAAGATGATTTACCAAACATAGAATATCTTATACAATCATATGATACTGCTTTTTCTACAAAAGAAAACAGTTCTTATAGTGCAAGAACAACATGGGGGGTATTTAAACAAGATGGATATTTTAATGCTATCGTTATTGATATGTGGTATGATAGGGTTTCATACCCTGAACTCAGGAGAATAGCACAAGAGAGCTATGAAGATTACGAGCCTGATGTTGTATTAATTGAAAAGAAAGCAAGTGGACAAAGTTTAATACAAGATTTAAGAATGGCAGGAATACCAGTATTAGAATATATGCCTGACAGGGACAAACAGGCTAGAGCACATTCAAGTTCTGCTTTGTTAGAAGATGGAAGAATATGGTATCCAAAAAACAGAAGATGGGCAAAAGATTTAATTGATATATGTTCTGCATTTCCAGCAGGAGATAATGATGACATAGTTGATACATGCACACAGGCATGGTTAAGATTAAGAAAAGGTTGGTTTATAACACATTCAAGTGATGCAGAAGATGATGAATATACAGAACAAAAGAGATTAACATTATACGGTTAAATTATGAATATTCAAAAAAATTTCCTTGATGATGATTTATATAATGCTCTAAATAAGTTTATATTTGCAGAAACAACACCATGGTATAAAAAATATAGAACAACATATAATGGCAAACCTGATATAACTTGGTTTTCACACAGTTTTTATGATGATAATTGTCCAAAAAGTGATGTTTATGAATTGATTTTACCTATATTAAATAAATTAAATTGCAGGTCTCCAATAAATATTCGTGCAAATTTAGTTTTAAAAACATATGAACACATAATAACTAATTGGCATACTGATACAAATTATAATGATGCAAAAACATCTATTTTGTATATTAATGATTGTAACGGTGCTACAATATTCAAAAATAATGATAATAGAGTAACATCAGAAAGTAATAAAATGTTGACATTTGAATCTTTAAATGAACATGCAACATTGACACAAACAGACAAAGAAGAAAGAATTGTAATAAATTTTAATTATTTTTAATATTATGATATACTAATAATTTTAAAGGGTGCAATATGGCTAAACAACCAAATGTAATACCATTTCAAGAAGGTGCTCCACCTGATAATTTAGAAGTAGAAGAAATAGATAACAATGAAGTTCTTATTGGTGATAAATCATTAGATGATATTGTAGAAATTACAAATGAACATGATTCTAATATTGCAGAAGATATAGATGAACAAGAATTATCAAGAAAAGCACAAGATTTATTAGATGCATTTGAAAGTGATAAAGAGTCAAGGTCTGAATGGGAAGAAAGATACAAACAAGGTTTAGAAACATTAGAACCTGATGGTGGCTTAACAGAAGAAGAAGAACAAAGAGCTACAAGAGGTTTAAGTACCGTCGTACACCCAATGATAGCGGAAGCCGCCACACAATTTAATGCGAAAGCTATTGCAGAATTATATCCATCAGGTGGACCAGTTAAAACAACTATTGTTGGAGAGCCTACAGAAGAATTAGAAGACCAAGCACGACGAGTTCGTGATTACATGAATTATCAAATCACACAGGAAATGCCTGAATACTTTCCTGATTTAGATACAATGTTGTTTCAATTGCCATTAATTGGTCATGCTTTTAAAAAAGTATATTTTGATACAAATTTAGGTAGGCAATGTTCACAATTTGTAAAAGCAGAAGATTTTATTGTTGCACCTGATAGTAAAGATTTATACACCTCAATTAGATATTCACACATAATAAGATTACCAAGAAATGATTATAATAGATATGTAGAAAATGGTTTCTATTTACCAATAAAATATATCGGTAGTGATTATGACCCAGCAGGAGATGTTGGAGAACAAATAGAAGGTGTTTCATCAATGGGAGATGATGAACACAATGAAACAGTTACTTTAATAGAAATGCATGTATATGAAACATTTGATGGCATAGATGGTGTTACAGATGAAGAAAATGATGATATGGTCGCTTTTCCATATGTTGTAACCATAGATTATGATTCACAAAAAATTGTTTCTATCAGAAGAAATTGGGACATAAATGATGAAAAGAAATTAAGACAGGACTATTTTGTATCATATAGATTTTTGCCCGGCACAGGGTTTTATGGTTTTGGTTTATATCATCTAATAGGTGGTCTTGGTAAAGCCGCCACAGGTGCATTAAGAGCTTTGTTAGACAGTGCCGCTTTTTCAAACATGCAGGGTGGTTTTAAATTAAAAGGCAGAGTTACAGGTGGCGAATTACAAGTTAATCCCGGTGAATTTGCAGATTTAGATGCGACAGTAGATGATGTAAACAAGGCTATTATGCCATTACCATTTAAAGAGCCATCAGGTACATTATTTAATTTAATGAACGCAATCGTACAAGCAGGACAAAGATTTGCAAGTACTGCCGATTTAAATGTTGGCGATGTAAACCCTAATGCACCAGTTGGTTCAACAGTTGCATTAATAGAACAAGGTTCTAAAGCATTTAGTGCAATTCACAAAAGATTACATTATTCACAAGGTCAAGAATTTAAACTAATTGCAAAATCAAATGCAAAGTTTTTACCTGAAAAATTTGAATTTAGTTTATCAGGTGTTACTCAATTCATAATGTCATCAGATTTTGACAGTACAATTGATATAATACCAGTATCAGACCCAAATGTATTTTCTACTGCACAAAGAATTGCACAAGCACAATCTGTTCTTCAATTATCACAAACAGCACCAAATCTTTATGACCAATATGAAACACATAAAAGAATGTTGGAATCACTAAGAATACCAAATATTGGCGAAGTGTTAAAAGAACCTGAAGAAGCATCAAGAATAGACCCAGTTGATGAAAATATGTCTATTATGTATGGCAAACCAATAAGAGCATTTCCAGAACAAGACCATGATGCACATATAAGTGTTCATATGCAATTCATGATGGACCCATCTTTAGGTGGCAATCCCGGTGCTAGAAATTTACAACCAATATTAATTGCACACATAGCAGAACATATTGCATTATTGTATAGACAACGTATGCAAACAGCAATTGGATTAAATCTTGCACCATTACCTGATGTACGAGACCCTAAATTTAAATTTGATGATATTTCACCTGAAATGGATATGTTAATATCACAAAGAGCCGCCGAAGTTGTTAAACAATCTCCACAAATGGCACAAATTGATGCGATTACAAATATGGGACAAGGACAACAACAAGGTAATCCTTTACAACTTGCACAACAACTTGCACAATTAGAAGCACAAATGTTGCAAATGAAAACACAACAAGAACTTCAGATTGAGGAAGCAAAAGCAAAACAAGATATGGCTATTAAAGATGCTGAAACAAAACAAGAGTTAGCTATACAACAAGCAGAGTTAAATCAAGATTTACAGGCAAAAATGGCTAAATTACAATTAGAACTACAAATAATCCGAGATAAATACCAAGCTAAAAAAGGAGGTTAAAATGCCCGGACATATGGACAAAGGAACAAAGAATTATCGTAATATGATGAAAAAAATGGAAGGTATGAATTCTATGTCTCCTGATAATATTGAATCTATAATTAAAGGTGACCCAAATTTAGAAAAAATGAAAATGCAACCATTGAGTGAAGAAATGTTAATGCGACAAATTAATGCAGGTACAACTTCAGATGCAGAAATGAAATCAATGGCAAATAGCATGTTAGATTCAGAAAAAGAGTCTATGATGAAAATGTTGCAAGGAATGGATTTTGCACCATCAGATATTAAAGATGCAATAGAAGCATTAATGGATATGGGTTTTGATAGAGATGCAGTATTAGAGATTTTAGAAAGCACACCCGGTCTAATAGGAAATATTAGTAATAAACCACAAGTAATGCCAAAAACAATGACAGAAGGTGCTTTGGGTGCATTATCTGATACACCAAAACCAATGATGCGACCTAAACCAATGCCTGAAAGATTAGATGCAGATAGAACACAAAGCATGGACATGCAAAAGACAGGCATGGGAACATAGGCTAAAAAATGGCTAAAGAACCATTTTCATTAAAAGATGCTAGTTTATTAAAAGAAGGCATATTAGCTGAAGAAGCAGGTTATAAGCCATTTGAAAAATTTTCTTTTGGTAAAGATTTTACACTAAGACCCGAAACAGTTTTTGGTGCTTTGCCCGGTATTGGAGATATTTCAATACTTGGTCAAGCAATTGGTAAATATCAAACAGAAGATGCTTCAAATAGATTATTAGGTATAGATAAGGGTTTTCAAGCAACATTAAAAGGTGCAGGCACTGGTGGTAGTGCAACAACACAAATAATTAATGAAATAAAAGAACAAAAAGCTAATGACCCATTTTCTACAGAAACTAATATTACTCGTGATGACATACAAAAATATATTGCAAGTAAAAGACCTGATTTAGATTTGGCACCTATTCAAAATACAATGTTTACAAAAGCTGAAATTGCCGAAAAAGATGCAGGTGGTCGTTTTGGTGACCAACAAGTCTATACAACACAACCATTTCGTAGTGGCAGAACTGCACAAAATATTACAGGCACAGGCTTTAGAGGAGGTATAAGTCCACAAGATAGGGCTATGATAGAAGAAGATATTGCAATATCAGGATTTAGTAGTTTTGATGATGCTATAAAAGGTGGATTTTATGACAATGAATTAAAATCTGTGAGTGATTTTGCAGAAGATAAGATAACACAATCAAATATTAGAGGTGCAGTTGATGCAAAAGGTAGAGATATTTATGACCCAGCTTTTGCAAGAGCGGTTACATTAGAAAATCAAGGCGATACTGCAAATGCAGATACCACTTTTATATGTACCGTTTTATTTGAAATGAATATATTACCTATGAGTATATACAAATATGACCAAAGATATGGTCAACAAGTAAACAGAAGAATATATAATGGTTATGCATTATGGGGTAAACCATTAGCAGAAAGAATTAGAAAACAAGGATTAGCCTACAAGATTATGACACCTATTGCATGTGCTTGGGCAGAACAAATGGCATATGATTTATCAGATGGTAAAGTAGGTAAAAATAGAATATCAATTAAGATTGCTAAATTTTTGGGAGAAACAATATGTTACACATTAGGACTATTTATTAAACCAAAAGGAGAAAAAAATGCCAGAACACACATTAGAAATCGGCAACATGGAGCGAAACGAGGAACTATTCATGGAAAAGATGGGATTTCCAAGGGACGCGGAAGGCCTAGAACTAAGCGATGAACAACTAATTAATTTTCTTTTATTATGTTATCAAGGACAAATACTTCCAGAAGAAGAGCATGAAGAAATGGAAGAAGAACATGGTGATGTAAAAGTAAAAATCATAAAAATGGATAGTGGTAATACTCATGAAATGATGAATGATATACTAGGTCCAATGGGTCCAAAGGTGATGTAATGCCATTTAGTAAATATTCTCCAAAACAAAAAAAATTAGCTAGAATAGCAAAGCCAAGAAATAAAATTACTGGTGCTGATTTTTCAAAACTAAAAAAAGGAAAAAAGAATGGCAAAAAAGGCAAAAAAATCAAAGTCTAAAAAGACCAAAGCTGTACCTACAAACCCAAAATTGTATGCACGAATAAAAGCTAAAACAAAGGCTAAATTTGATGTCTATCCAAGTGCTTATGCAAATGCCTATTTGGTTCGTGAATACAAAAAAGCTGGTGGTGGATATAGAACAAAAAAGGCATAATTATGGCAAAACCAAAAGGCAAAGGCACATTACATAATTGGTTTAAAAAAGAAAAATGGGTAGATATATCAGCACCTAAGAAAGGTGGTGGTTTTGAGAAATGTGGAAGAAAATCTGCTAAGAAAAGCAAAAGAGGTTATCCTAAATGTGTACCACAAGCTAAAGCTAACAGAATGACAAAATCACAAATAAAATCTGCAGTTTCAAGAAAAAGAGCTAACCCTAAAGGAAAAGTAAAAACATTTGTAAAGAAGAAGAAAAATGGCGCCAAGAAAAAAGCCTGACCCTAAAAAAGGCACTGGTAAAAAGCCAAAAGGGAGTGGTAGACGATTATACACAGATGAAAACCCAAAAGATACAGTCAGTATCAAATTTGCCACCCCAACAGATGCAAGAAAGACGGTTACAAAAGTTAAAAAAATCAATAAGCCATATGCGAGAAAGATACAAATACTTACAGTCGGTGAACAAAGAGCCAAAGTAATGGGAAAAACAGAAGTGGCAAGTATATTTAAAAAGGCAAAGAAAACATTAAAATCTAAAAAGGAGAAAAAAGATGGCAAAAAAAGCAGTAGAAGCACCTAAAGGTTTCCATTGGATGCGAAATGGCAAAAATTTTAAATTAATGAAAAATCCTGCTGGTGGATATAAACCACATAAAGGTTCTAGTTTAAAAGCATCTTTTGAAATACAAAAAGTTCATAAGGGAAAATAATGGCTAAAACATCTCCATTAGTAAGAATATTATCAGGTGCATTAGGTGATTTAATCACTGATAGAATGACACCAAAAGGTGCATTAGATGAATTAATGGATATGAAAAGACCTCCTGAAAATGAAAATAAAGATATACCTGAATTTAAAATAGAAAATCCTGCACCACCAATACCTGTAAGTGGTAAAAAACGTTTAATCTACAAAAATGCAGTAGATAACATAATGAAAACAGAAGATAACCCTTTTCAGGCATTTGATGAAGAAGAAGGTTTTGATTTTGCAAATAGAAAAATGGGAGAAGCATTAAAACAAGCCTTAGATATGGAAGATTATGCAACTGCCAAAAAATATATGTTTGAAAATCAAGTCAGATTTGAAGATTTAGGATTTGCAGATACAGAGGCAGACCAATTTATAGATAGTGTTTTAGAAGAATTATACTATGGTGAAGAATAATGGCAGAATATAAAGGCAAAAAGGTTACATTAAACAAGCCTAGACGTATCAGAAAAGGTGAAACATCTTACGGTAAGAAAAAGTCAGTTGTCTATGTTATGAGTGGCGATAAGGTCAAAAAAATAACATTTGGCGACCCTAATATGCGAATTAAGAAAACATCTCCTGCTAGAAGAAAATCATTTAGAGCAAGACATAGATGTGATACAGCAAAAGATAAAACAACAGCAAGATATTGGTCATGTAGAGCATGGTAACACCTGAAATTGAAAAAAATTTTATAAAACCTTTTGGACCATCAATTTTACATATTAAAATGCCACAAGAATATATTGATGCTTTAAATCAAGAATGTGAAGAAATAATTAATGATGAAGAAAGACAAAAAAAATTAGATGTTGCATCATTAGCAAGTAATGTTTTTCAAGAATTATTTTGTGATTTACAAAAACAACAATTTCATAAATTAAATGAATTTATATCTTCAATGGTTTCTTTTTTTCACAAAGAACATATAAAATATAGCACATATCCACCTAACAAATATCCAGTACCAAAAACATTACCACTTCAAATACACAATTCATGGTTTATACGTTCATTTAAAAATGATTATAATCCATCACACACACATTTAACATGCAATTTAGCACTTATTGCATATCTAAAAATACCTGCCAGTATAACAGATATGAAACCAAAAAAAACAAATTGGCGTTTATCAGAAACAGGGCAAATAGAATATGATACATATACAACAGAAGGTTATCTTGATTTTATACAAGGTACATCTCACTTGTTTTCTAATGGTAATGTAGTTATAAAGCCAGAAGTAGGAGATATGTATATTTTTCCATCAGATTTATATCATTGTGTTTATCCTTTTTATGGTGATGGTGAAAGACGTTCATTTGTAATGAATATGAGTATTTGATATGGCAAAAGGTTTAGCAAAATTATTTAAATATGGCTTTGGTGCATTAGATGATTTAGGTATGTTTTCTCCTACACAAAAAGCTATTGATATGTTGCCACAGGAAAAAGGCACAGGCGAACAAATGTTAAGTCAATTAGGTCAAATTGGTGGTAAAGGTGTAAAAGAAGAAATGTTATTTACTGGCATTGAAGATGCATTTGCCACTGCACCAAAAATAACAAAACAAGAATTACAAAATTATATCTCAAAAAACAAAACAAGAATCAATGAGATAATAAAAAGTGAAGAAAAAGCAAAACAAGCAGGACAAATAACATATTTCAAAGAATTTAGACCT